TGATATTGTTTCATACCACCATACATAGCAAGGTTCTGTCCCATGTCGTATCCTGAATACTGTCTATCTTTAAGACCTTCTATTTTTTGTTTTGTTTTAATTTTGTTTAAAGCAACCTCTTGTTTTTCCTCAGCCTTGTCTTCTTCTTTTCTAGCCTTGCCTCTTTGTATAAGTCCTTTACCTAGTCCGTATACAGCACCACCTATAACACCAGCCGCCGTACCTACAGGACCTAGTGATGATCCCATTAATGCTGCAGTTGTCATAGCTGCACCAATACCTGTACCAATACCTGATAGCCCAGAACCAACAGTCTCACCTGTATTCATCGTAGTAGCATCTTGATCATCTGATGCCATCTTAATACCTTCACCTGCAAGTGACGCAATAGCTCCAACACCACCCAGACCTATACCTGCCCCTGCTCCAGCAGCAGCACCAGCTCCTTTTGACACAACATTAGTAGCCTGCTCAGCCCCCTTTGCAGCTAATCCTTGAGTAAAAGATCCTGCAATAGGTTGTGTAAGTGCTTTAGCTCCTGCTTCAGGTAGAACTGTACTTGTAACAAATTCAGCTCCTTTATCAGCAACTAGCTCTACCCCTTTATTTTTTAACTTGTCTGCAGCTAACTTTGCTGCTTTATCAATACCTTTTTGTTTTAGCTTATCAAATACACCAACTTTATCTAATCCTTTAATTCCCATAGATAAGCCTTGTTCTAGCTTTGCAACCTTAGCTGCTTGTGCATCTGTATTAGCTTTAGCCTCATCCATAAACGCAGTAGACTCTTGCTGCTCTTTAAGCTGCTCATCTAATGCATCTAGCTTTGCTTGGTCTGCTTCTTGATAAGTAAGCTGTGCAGTCTCTGGAGTACCCGGCATAGTGTTAGCTCCATACATAGGAGTTTGACTTAACCCACCTGCTTGGTACTTTGCCATACGATCCATGTACCCCCCGTCTTTCTTTTGACTTATCTGGGCAGGTTTTGGAAGAACTGTATATGTATATTGCTTACTATCTTTGTCATAAGTAAGAACTGCATCTTTTGGAATTCTGCCATTAAACTTTCTTTGAAGCTTTTTTCTAACAAGTGCTTGATCGTTTGCGCTTACTCTTATTGTGTCGTTACCACCACCGTTATTATTTTTCTTTGCCATAATTATCTATAGAATTTTTTTGCAGCCACGTCAGTGGAATACAAATTTATTAAATTTTTCTTGGAATTACTATATTTTAATCGTATTCCTACCCACTTGTCTGAGAACTTACGTTGTTTATTCCATGATTTTGTAGCATCTATAAAACTATTATTTATAGTTTCATTCATTCCATCAATATTAAACATAGTATTTGTAGTAGTTGTCTCTACACTTGTAAGAGTTGTTCCTGCTACACTAGCTCCTGGTACACCAAAGTTAGATCCAGTAAATGGTCCTACCGCGGTATTCTGTAATAGAGCTAAGTCTCTAAACTTATTTATTTTCCATTCATTACCTATACGTCTAGTGTTTATCATATACTCTATTTCTTGCTCATCAGATATTTGATGTGTAGTATATACATAAAAACTAGTAAACCCTTGGTCATGTAGTAATGCTTTTGATACACTACGTTTTACATCTATCATGTAGTTAAAACTGTAGAATACCTTATCTTGATCTTTACCTAGATTGTATATAAACTCAAACTCAAAAGGATAAAGAGTTTCATAAAAGTTTCCTCTATTATCTTCATCATCGTGTATATGTATTGCTCTATCTAGAGTAGCATCACTAAACGACATTAAATTATCTTGAGATCTAGAGTATGTATAAGGTATGTAGTCGTGAAATGATACCCACACATTTAACTCTACGTCGTAAGATACTGTCCATCCGTCTTTTGTAAAGTACTCTGTGTCATCAAACTTTATAGGAGTATTTATAAATCCTCCAATAGAAGGATGTGCTTGAACTCTTATTGCAAAACTATTAAGCTCATCAACCCATGCTACCGTAGTATTAAAGTTATTAACTTCTTGTAACTCTTGCCCTGCAGCATAAAGATCTAGAAATGCTTGAGTAGGCTTAAGATCTCTTTTTGTAAGAAGTACTCTATCGTAACGCTCATCATACATAGATGTAAAACCTATACCTGCAATAGGATTATCAAATCCTGAAGGTAATCCATACTGCTCTAATGCATAAGGAATGTTATCTTGGAACCAAGACTCTAATCCTGTTTTACCTATATCATACAGGTTATCTTTAAACATAAAGACTCTACGATTTCTATAGTCTAAACAGAAGTATCCGTGCTTAGTCACTAAGGATACCCACTGAGACTGTGTACCACCGTATCCAAATTTAGTTTGTATAACCTCATCTGGATCTTGTGTAAATATATCACCACTACCTACAAATGATTCTGAACCATCAGATAGTTTCATAGACTGCTTACCTTTAGTTCTAAACAAACTATCTTCTGTATGTAAGAATAGTAAGTTGTTTAAAGCTACAAGTTTCCAAAGACTACCTCTATCTCTAGGTAAGTCTTTAAACTGTAATGCTAAGTGTACACGGTAGTTATCTCTAATACTTGTATTATCTTCTTTTGCAGATCTCTGCACTCTTGTTTCAAATATAGTAGGACTAGCATCTCTCAAAGGATACGGTATTACAGGTTTAATATCTGCTACCCCTAAAGAGTAATCTCTATTATAATGCATGTTATCTACATCAGTGTAATCTACATTAGCTCTTTGATCTAACATCTTTTTTACAGGACTTGCAGGAAAGTATGAAGAATCTGCATCTGTCTCATGTCTAAAGTTTATGTTATCTGTAGACTCACACATAGTATAAATAAGACTCTTGTGGTCTCTAGCACTTGCTCCCTCGTATTCTGGTCTATGTGTTATTCTATACCCATGTCTGCATATAAATGTATCTCCACCGTATATATCATCAGTTGTAAAATTAGCTCCTGCAGTAGGTGTACCATCTTCTTTTAAAGTGTAGTTTTCTAACTCTTCTCCTAAAACTTCATACCCTGTCCATATTAACTCTTGAGTATCATAAGATAGATACATGTCTGTTTTATACGCTTGAAAATTATGAACTTGCAATTTAGCAATATCATCAAAGTTACCATTACTATTACTTCCGTAAGATACTGATAAACCTGCTCCTACAGTATTGTGCCAAAATGCTCCTCCTCCTGGAGACGCATCTAAAAATTGAGGTATGCTAGGAGTTCTATTTGGTTTATATCCTAATAGTATAGAAGACTCTCCTCCTAAGTTGTATATTCTTTTACCAAATCCTAATGCTCTACCATCATATATAGAGTCTCCGTTAAGATATGTTTTACATTTTTCTCTAATAGGGAAATGCATAAATTGATTAGTATCTCCCGATCTTCCTAGAACTTGATTAAAGTTTCTACCTATGTGAAAAGAACTATAACTGTCAACTGCTTGACATTCATTCTCATCCAAATCATAATAGTCATGTCCCGGACCTCTAAAAGAAAGAAACTCAATATTAAATTCATGCGTTGTGTGTGTACCAGGTACTAAACTTTTTCTCTGTCCTCCAGCTTCTCCTGTACCTTCTCCGTCTAGTAGATAGAAGTCATGAAATGTAACTTCCCTAGTAGTTCTAGATGCTCCGCCATGTTCTATAACACCAGGTGATAATAAAAAATCTTCTTGAGCAGAACTACTACCATCGGTATTACACATCCCTAGATTTACACTAGGTAATCCAGGTACTCTTTTGATAACATCTTGCCCTAGTATTCTTCTATTAGCGTGATCTCTTTCTGCGTAGTATATTCTAAAGCCTTGTACTTTGTCTGCAATTTCTTTTGGTATCTTTATATCATCAAGCTTAACGCCTAATGCTTCAACTGTTTGTTCTATAGCCCCCGAAGCTTGTACTGCGTCTACAGTCTCTTCCCAAACAAAATATCCATATATATTATTTGGACTACTATTTAACTGATCTACACTACTAAAAACTCCTCCAGTCTCAGCTGTTTGGTTTATTCTTACTCCATTGTCTAGAATCTCTGTAATTGTTGCAGTAGTTCCACCACTTTGAACGTTACCAGTAGATTTCCATAAAAAATATCCTTCAGTACCTACACTAGATTCATTAGGAACTGTGTACTCCCAACCTGATATAGGTCCAAACGCATCTTGAAGCTCGTCAGATCCATTTTGCCAATCAACATATGTAGGTACTCCAAGAAAAGATGTTTCTTCATCTATAGGAGACGTAGTACTAGAAAAATCTCCTAATAATAGATTATCCAATTCTTGCCCTAAATCTTCAGGCAAGCCTCCCCAATAAAAATAATACACATTCGTTTCAGTTTCTGTAGAAGGTTGAAAGTCATCAGAATTTGATGTGATAAAAGGTTTAGAAGCATTAGAAGGCATTCTATGGTGTCTTACATTTTTAGTTTGAAGGTTATCTGCTGCAACTTCTGTTATACCATTGAATACTTTATAGTCATCTGTGTTAGGATAAAACTCATTTGCATTTTGCCAAAAGTTTGTATCACGATTTCCAAAAATACCAAAACAATAGAACTGAAACAGTTGACCAGAGCCTTGTGTAAGAGTACTTATATCAGAGTCTATATCTTCAGTTATAAAATCTAGCTCATCAACTGTACCAGGCATAGTTCCATCGTTACCAACTTTCCTAACGTCTGATGATGTTATACCTGTGTATGCTTCTCTACCAGGTATATGATATGCATAAGACATAGTACCATCGTTAAGTACAAACGCTATATAAAAAGCATATACTTCATCTCGCATATATCCTTTTCTATTGTTTGCACCTGCTAAGTTAAACATACCTCTATACCCTTTTTCTTTATCAGCTTCAAAAGGATTATCACCTAAGTAACCAAACATTAAATTGTCTGAGCTAATTTCGTAAGGATCAAAAGGAGTAAACTCGTGTGTTACAGTAGATAGCTTTATAAAGTTAGCATGCTTCTGGTATCCAATATCTCTACTACCTGATAGATTACCTAGATATAATACACTATCTAACTGTGTAATAGTTTTAGCTGTGTCGTAAGAAACAGTATCTATAATAGTATCTTCTACAGAAGTAGCCTCAAACCCTTCTAACATAGAGAATGTTACAGTTTGAATGCCGTCTGATGGAATATCTACTTGATTTAATTTGTATGCGTTTTCTACTCCTCCTATTCTAGACACAACTACAGGTTGTAGAAATTCATAATCAGTGTTTAGATTATTAACTGTCCAAACAATAGATTTACCTGTTTGTGTTTCTGCAGGAGCTCCATCATACCTTTCTATAGGTAATGTAGATTCTGTGTCTTCTACAATAGGTACAGCTAATGAATAAGATACATAGTTTGTTTGTACAAAGTCTTTATCTGTATAAGCTAAGAATAAATAGTATACTCCAGATTTTAATGCACCACCTGAAGCAATACCATTAAACTCTATATGAGGTACAGGACCTGCATGTGGAAATAGATTAATTCTGTCTATGTAATTTTTATTAGGAGACGTTGATGGTTTAACTCCATATATTCTATTTATATTATTGCTTGCAATCTGCCTAGTAACATTTAAACTTCTAGGAGGATTAAAATTATCTGTCCAATATATTATTAAATTATTATCAGGATCAATTTTATATGTCCCTTCAATAGGGTAAAGTTTATTAAACTTTAAATCAAAGTCACTACCGTTAATAACATTTCCTGATGTAGTTTTTAATACAACGTTTTGTGTACTTTCAGACGCTCCATTATATAAAAGAATTCTACAGTCTCCATCTTCGTCTACTTGAAACATTACAACTCTATCGTCAGTGATTTCTATTGTACCTAGTATTACAGAATTTGGATTTAGAGATGCTGCTTTTCTAGTACCCGGCTCGTTAGATATAGCACCTGCTGTCTCATTAGATAATGCATTTTTAGCATATCTATATGTACCTTCTGGCTGATCTACTGGTGCAGCGTCTTTGTTTAATCCTTTTACGTATTTAGCCATTAACCTCTATTTAGTGTTTCTCTATCGTTAAGTGTTTCAAAGAATGCAGCGTGTCTATTAATGTCTGGCACTAGTCTTACCCACTGATTCATGTATGATTCATACTTATCAATGTCTGGATAGTTAGCTGCATTTCTAGCTTGTGTGCAGTAGTACTTCCATTTACTGTCAGCAAAATTGTAATCTATTTTGTTATTAGGTTTATCATATCCTCCTAATAGCATTTGCTTATATATGTACCAAAACATAGCTTCCTTATAGCTAATATCATCTGGCACCATAGGATAGCAATCCTCATCAACTGGGAAAGCTGTGTAGCTTATGCATACAGTACCTGATGCAAAAGATGTTTTAATATAATCACAGTCAATAATATAACTGTCTTTGTGATTTGCAAATTCATTTACACAATTCTCACAGTGCATAGAGTTATGAAAAGTACTGGCACTATAGCTCAAAGGCTCTAGGCCAGCACCCCCAGTATCAGTATTAAAATATATCCCCTCTAAAACGGTTATCCTACTGATTAGTTCTCTTAATTCTGCTACGTTAGCTTTATATTGTGTATCGTAAGTTGTTAAGTCTGCATTAGTTATGTTAGCTCCATTGTTAGCTACATCTAATTCTAACTGACTATTATAAGCAGCTATAGTAGACTTAAGTTCTCTAACTTGTGTAGTAAGTACATCTAACTCTTCATCTCGTGCAGGACTTGCACTAGAGCTTATAGCTACTTGGTTAACAAAATACAAGTCTCCTGGTAAACAAGCCTTGTGGTCTTTTATAGTTAGAGTACATTGTTTCTGACATAGTTGTGATGCAGATCCTATATGCTCTAAAGCTTCACCTATCCACTCTATACTGTCATCTATCCACTCTGCGTTATTAGGTTTAAGATCTCTCATGACCTTTCTAATAACCATTTTACTTGATATGTTTTTATATACTGCCATGTTTATCTCCAGTTACTACAGCTACCGCAATTCCATGCACGTAGCGATTTGTTAATTCTTGATTGTGGATCTCTAGCTGTTTTAGCACTAGTATTTTTAGCTTTCATTCCACACATTCGTTTGCAAAATTTACCTCTCCTAGGACCTTTCTTAGTAGGTGCCTTTAAATTAGATCCAGGATTAGCTGCTTCATAAGACTTACGTCCTTTCTCATTTAATCCTCCACTAGGATTCTTACCAGATTTTTTAGTCCACGCTTCTGCCATGTTTAAATTTTTGAAGGTCCAGGTAGTATAAATCCACCACCCTTAGCTACCGTTTTCTTTTTCTTTTTATATCTACTAACTCTTCCTTTAGTATTCTTTTCTTTTTTAGCTGCTGCCTTTTCTGCAGGACTAAGTTCAGACCATGTAGTAGGAGTATCCTTAGATACACGAGTAGTAGGTCTAAATGTATTTTCTCCTTTAGAGTAATCTTTATTACCTTTAGGGGTTTTCCAATTTTCTTTAAACCAACGCTTAAGTCTTGCTCCGTCTGCAGTCTTTCTTACAGCCATTATTTTTTCTTTTTAAGCTTTCCCATATTATATCTATCTGACATAATACTACGAGCTAATCCGCCGTCTTCTTTCTTTTTACTATTTCCCCAGTTTGCAGCTCCCATTTTACGACACTTAGCCATCGCACCACTTCTGTATGCAGATGTCTTAGGACCATATCTTGCTACTACTTTATTATAACACGCATCTTTTGGCATATCTAATTTTTTCTAAATTTTAAATAATCTAATTCATCAAGTTCTTTTAACTTGCCTTTATTCCCTTTAACTCCTCGTGTAGCATCAAACCTGTACACTGATTTGTTCTTTACTGTACACTTACCTTTTCTCCAGTAGTACTTTAAATACTCACCATCAGTATAGTATAAGTGCCATTTTATTCCTTCGCCAGACTCACTGTCAAAAAGCTTATCGCCGTTAGCAATTAACTCTGCTTTATACTTATTTGACTCTCCCCAATCTATAGCTGGGTTTCTAGGGTCTCTATCCATTCTTACAACGGAAAGAGTAGATAGGTTGTGCCCCATCTTAAACTCTTTTCCGCTAAGAATATAATCCATAATCATAATATTAAACTCACTGCATATATCTACAAATACTTTTTTAGATACACTATTGTCAGCTTCTTTATACAATTCGTATATGTGAGAAATAGTATGATTCACTATGCGTCTAAATCATATACAGGCGGCTCAAGAAATCCTCCTGCTTGGTATTTCATTCTGCTAGCAATTTTCTTTTGTTTACCAGTAAGTCTTTGAGCTTTCTTTTCACTTAACGGCTTTTCTCCGCTAAAAGATTTATCAAGTTTACTTTGTATTTTTGCTATTCTTTTAGTTCTTCTTTTATTACCTTTAAGTCCGCCTTTTTGCATTTTCTTTTTACTAGCAACTGCAGACTTCATAGACTCTTTTTTATTTCCGTCTCCGTCCATATCTAAATAGTCAGGCTTAGCCCCACCTTTTTGCATTTTAGTTCTATCTGCATAGTTTACATCCTTTCCACTTTTTTTCACGTTACTCAATCTCTTTTCTTCTCCCTGTCTTTCGTTTCTAATTTTAGTGTTAGCCTGAGCGTTCTTAAATCTTTCAGAAGTTTTATCTACGCCTCCTGCTTGCATTTTCTTTTTAGTACCTCCGTACATTTTTTTCATTTTATAGTTCATAATTATAATTATTTTTTAGGTTGTGCAGGGCGTCCCTGATCCTGCAAAGTATCATTAGTTGTATCGTTAGTAGAACTAGCTAACATCATTAATTCACCACTCATAATCCCTTGAGTAATTGTTTGTAGCATATCCATTGGTATTGGAAATTCAGTGTCATCATCGTAACAATCAGATCCGTCGCAGTCAAATAATGCAACATCTTCAGGGTCTTCAAATACACCTCTGACATTTACATAGCCTAAACCATTTGCATTATATATATACAAATAGTCTTCTATCATATATGCCTTATACTTTTTTGCTGTAAACTTTTCATACGGTAACCATTGTACAGTATGTGACTCAACCATAGGTATAGTACCTAATCCAGTTACGTCACTTACATGTGTAATAGCATCTTTAAAATTAAACCTTACAGTTTTAGGTATTTTCTTTACTGTTCTATATACAGCACATTCTACAGGGAGACTGCAGCATTTAGAAGCATCAACTTTTACTAATTCTAAACAACCCAAGTCCTGTTCTAGGTGTCTAGTAATCATACCATTTCTGGCAAAGTCTCTACGTACAAGCATAGCTCTGTAGTACTTCACATTAAATTTAATCTGGCTGGTAGATATGTGCTCATTGTTGCTAGATCTACCTCCCCTAACTAAATTTAAAATATTATATGCAATCTCGTTTAATGTCATTTGTTATATGTTAGTTTGTAAATAACCTTCGTATCCGCGTTCTTTACTCCATATATGTGCTTGGCCTGTTCTTTTAGCTGAATACCCCATCATTTTATGCCATGCATCGTTAGCACAGATAGAAGGTATAAACCTTACTTTAATTCCTCTATACTCGTTAACCATTTCCTTATGCATGTGTCCACAATGTACTTCTCTAAACTTAGTTCGTGCAAACATCATAGGCTGCTCAGTTGCCATTATAAGCGGCATATTAGCAGGTTTTTCTTTATCACCATGAGTAAACATAATCATGTTAGTTCCGTATTCATAATATTTTCTAGAGTCAAAACAGTTATCAACTGCTACTCTTTCGTCATTTAAAAAGAATGCTCTTAGGAATTCTCCTGCATAAAACATTCTTTCGTAGTCATGGTTACCTTGTACAACAACCACATCTACTGGTGCAGATTGAGCTAAGTAGTTTATTGCTCTTACCATAAGATTACAATAACCTACAAATGTTTCTTGCCATTCTGCAGAATCTTGCTGAGGTGTACCTTTAGTGGTAGCACGGGAATATCCCTCAGAGTTCATACCATCATTACCTATTGGTAGAAGAATTCTTTCTATGTTTAAGCCTTGTGCTTTAGCAAGTAATTCTTTTATAGCATTCATATACTCTTCCTCAGCTTCGTCAAGTGTCTGTCCAGTATACTTACCATAGTGTATATCTGGTAAGGAAATTTCATATACTACTGCGTCCTGAACTTGTTTGTAGTCCGCTTCAACCTTTGGGCTGTAAGATTCTAATAGCTCAACAATTTCAATTTTTGCTTTTGCCATTAAGTCATCTTCTCCTTTGACTACAACAGAGAACCTGTGGTCTCCTTGCATATTCTGCCAGAACTTAACAGACTTGACATCTGTTTCTTCTATTTCATTATCTTTTAAGAACTGTTTAAAATCACTGATCTCAGACGAATTTATATTATCTATATCCCAGTCATTTCCTTTTGCGTCTAATCTTGCTTCTTTCAATGCGTGTCTACAAGTTTCTACGCTACAATCTAACTTTTCTGATAATCTAGTTGCACCTTCTTTTAGGTATCCAGGTTTATCTTGTAGAAAAGCCTTAATTTCATCTTTAGTCATAATATTGGTTTTGGTTTATTTGGCGTCTTTACTATTTTTATTTGAACTTCCCCCGAAGAAGAAGTCAACAATAGTATTGACTTTTGCACTCATCGCCCCAAATATAGTGGAAATAAAGCTAATTTCAAACTCTCCTAGGTTAATATCTCCTAAAATGAAGTGATTAAACATAACAAAGCTAATTCCAAAGTATGCTACAGTGAATAATGTTGCTAATACTTTCTGTATAACTGCATCGTCTTTATACAGTTCTCTTGCAGATTTTCTATCTTCAACCTCTTTAGCAAATGCTTCTCGCTCTGCATCTAATAAAACTTTTTGTATAGCTAACTTAGCTTCGTCTCTCTCTTTATCAGTTGTTATAACCTTGTCTAAAATTCCTTCTGCGTTGTCTAGCACTTTGCCAAATAATCCGCCTAAAACGTTTTGTATCATATTAATATTGATTTGTTGTTCTGTTAGTATTTCTTTGTGTAGTAGATGTTATTACACTATCATATTCTACTAATACATCTACATTGTATGTTGCTACTATTTTAAGAGCGTACTGATTAGAATGACTACATGGATGATCTGTAAATAAAGACAGTGTAGTTCCTACAGGTATTGTTACTCCTTTAATTTCATAATAAGTTTTTGTACCTTCTTTATTTACATAGTCATCTGTAGTAGAATTATAATTACTCTCTAATGATCCGTGTACTTTTATAGTCTTTGTCTCATCTATGCTTTCTATATATACATCTACTACAGCAGCAGAACTATCTACATTTGCTATCTGACATTTATGTACAGTAGTTGTTCCTCCTGACGATCTAGGAATTAACGTTTGCTCAACTGTAGCTGTTATATTTTTATATACGTAATTCATTATATTATTAATGTTCTAATTATTATACTAAAATTACCTTGCATAAAAACTGAGCTATTACCAGCTGCATCACAAACCGCGGGCATAACTACATTACCAGCTACTAAATCAAATGGTGTAGCAAGAGTTACGTTAGTAGTATATGTTCGACTATTAGCTTGTCCGCCGTCAACATCTCCAGCCGCAAAAGCTCTTTGTGTATATGTAGGTGTTGCTGTAGACCCTATATCAGGAGTACCAACAAACACAGCTACATCTCTTGGAGTTGTCAAACCTCCATTGTTTCTAAACGCCCCAGAAACACCTACTAGCTGACATGCGTGAGGAACATACCAACCCATGTGTTGTAAATTTTTAGCAGCACTATAAGTAGGTGTGTCAAGATGTCCATCTACAATAGATGTGTTTCTAGCGATAGATGTATTTGTAGTAAACTCTTCGGAACCAAATCCTCCGTTTGAAGCAGGCCATTCGTAATTAGTACTTGTAAAACTAGCAGTATTAACTTCCCATGTTAAGTATTGATAAGAATACCTTTTATCAACATGAGACTTTAAACCTGCAGCTGTTATTGCTCTAGATGTATCAGTTCCTGTATCAGCTTCAGCTGTTGTAGCTAATTCAACAACACCGTCTAATGTATCTGAGGCAGCTCTTACTTTTGTTAAATCTACATCTGCATCGGGAACTGTTATTGTTCTGTCAGTCGTTGGATTTGTTATACTAAAAGTTGTTTCGTGCGCATCTGGAACTGATCCTTCAAATATAAGATTACCTTGTAAAAGAGTATCTCCATCAGATCTAAAGCTAGCTATTACGTTAGTTCCTCTAAGAGTAGTTACACCTCCACTACCGTGTGTTTCTCCTGATTGTATTATTACCGCTCCCCCAGCTCCATTACCAGTTGCTCTACCACCAAACAATTGTAAAGCTCCCCCTGCTTTATCTGTGCCAGTAGCATCGCCACCTCTTATATATAAATCTCCTCCTGCATCATCAGTATGTCGTAATCTTTTTATTTGAGCAGCACCGTTGTCATCATCACCAATAACCAGTGACTCTGAGTCGTATGTTAAACCTGATTCAGCTTGAACCGCAGATGTACCGTTACCTGTTAGTATAGAGTTTGATGCTAAAGTTGTTGCTCCCGTTCCACCTTTAGCTACTGTTACTGTATCAGACAGGGTAGATCCAGCAGCGGTAACAGTTATGTCTCCAGTACCATCAAAGCTTACTCCATTAATATCTCTAGCTGTAGCTAATGCTGTTGCTGTGCCTGCATTACCAGAAACAGATGTAACATTGGAATTTAATAATGTTGATATACTAGTTAACCCTGTTCCGCCATTACCAACTGCTAGTGTACCAGTAACTCCTATATCAGTAACAGCAGCGCTACCGTCAAAGTTGGCTGAGTCAGTTTCACTAAGTGTTACTTGCAAAGCTCTAGTTGTTTCTAACTTAGTTGCTGTTCCCGCATTGCCACTTACAGTAGTTTGATCCCCAGTATTAGTACCACTTTGTCCAACTAGGTAGGTTTGATCTATAGCAATACCTCTCCATGCACCTGAAGTTATAGTGCCTACAGCTACAATGTTTGAAGAACCCTGAAACCCATCTTTTAATCCGTCAGGTGTAACAGCTCTTGTAGCATCTGTACCCGTAGTTGTTTCTGCTGTAGTTGCTAATTCTACTATACCTTTAGTTGTAGCATCAGCGTCAGGGGCTGCAGATGCAGAAGCTTTTACTATTTTATTATTTGAGTCTAGGCCTAAGCTTCCACCACTAGCAATAGTACCGCTGTCTATATTTTCTAAATAAACATCGCTTCTAAATCTAGCAATAAAATCTTGTATGTATTGACCTATAAACTTCATTAAGCGAAATCAACATATTCTATTGTTACCTCTTCTCCCTGATCTAGTGCTTTTGCAATAGACGGATAAATCCTCTTATATGCGTTAACGCTTTTACCAACGAACCCATCGCGGAGAATAAGATTGTTTTCTTGACTGTCTCCAACGATAAGACACCCAGCAGTGTGCTCGTCAGTGTTTCCAGTATGAATAAGAATATACTCAAAACCAGGAACATCAGTGACATGAAGCATACCACGGTGTATACCAGGATATTTTTTATCGTATCTTGCATGAAATCCTCCTTCTTTTCTTAGTTCTATTTTGTACGTACCTGCAGGTATTCTAGTTTCACCTTTTACCTTTAATGCTCTTTGTTCATCTTCTAGTGTGTAACATAAAAACCTTTTACCTATGTCTGTATCTTCAAATAACAAACCATGAGTACAATCTACTTGTGAACTAAATCTTAGTACTTTAAGTTTCATATTATGCCTTTTTAAATAAACCGTACTCTATCTTTACAGTATCTGTATCTGCTCTACACTCAAGTCCTTCAGACGGTGCTAAAGTAAACCATGTAAACTCTCCTGGATGTAATTTACCAAAAGTAGCTGCTGCAGCATCTTGTACATATATAAAGTTTGTAGAATCTATGTTCTTTATAAACACATAATATGTATTAGAATCAGATGCAGGAACTATTTCGCCCCCTCCTGCTACAGCTGTAGTAATATTTCTTTTACTTATTTCTATAGGATCTGTAACATTTAGAGTATCAGAAAGAGTAATGTTGATAGTATCTGATGCAGCAGTTGAGCTGTTCAATGTTAATTTTGTTGATAATGTTGCCATCTTATTATTATTAAGTTATTATTATTATGCTGCTGCTTGAAATATCATTACTTCTAAAACAGGAGTACCTGTTGCTGCATCGTACACTAAGTCTTCATCACTACTCCAAGGAAATATTGTAAACTCTCCTGCTCCTAAAGACATTACATCTGCAGAATCAGTTGCTCCTACACGTATATGAATTATCTCAGCTGCTGTAGTACTTTTATTTTTTAAAAATACATAAGCATCTGTATACCCTGATGCTGTAGCAAATACTGCGGCAGTAGCTGAAGTGACTATTGTTTTTCTATTTATCTGTCCTAGTACACTTAAAGTATCTGTAACTGTTAAGTTTAAAGAATCACTTGGAGTGTTAGAACTTGTAAGAGTTAATTTTGCTGTTACTGTTGCCATTTTATTTTATTATTATTTTATTAGTTATACTTAAATTATCTTTAGAAATCTTAATTAGGTAAAAACCTTTGTTAAGCTCTACGTCTAATACTTTATTAGCTTCATATACAAGTCTTCCTAACTCATCGTAAACTTTTATATCAACTTCAGAGTTAAAACTGATTAACCCGCTTGATGGATTAGGGTAAGGTATTACTCCCATTCTTTCAAACATTGCTATATCTGTAGGACCTGTCCAACCGTCTGCACAATACGCATATAGTCCATCACATCCCTCATCCCATGTTGTATTACAACAATAAGGATCTACTGAGATAACCCACTCAAAACACGCATTAGGCACATAGTATACATCACCAGAATAACACCCAGCAGAGTAATAGCAAGTACTGTCTGCCATGTTAGCTTGTGGATTATAATTAATAGCAGACGGATCAATGCACCCATACAAAGGATAAACACAAGTACCATTATTAGTGTTTGCGTTATCATCGTAATTAATTGCTGTGCTGTCTGTACATCCATAATAAAAAGGTATGCAACTTCCGTTGTCTGTATTTGCTGTTAAATCATAATTCCACATTGTATTATCAGTACATCCAAATACTACATCAATACAACTATCATCATCACTATTTGCTAGTGGGTTGTAGTTAAAGGCTGCACCATCGGTACAACCCCAGACGTAAGCAATGCATGTACCATCGTCTGTATTCGCTAATGAATCATAGTTTAATGCAGTAACGTCTGTGCAACCATACATATATGATATACATGATCCGTCATCTAAATTTGCATTAACATTAAAATTAAACATTGTATTGTCTGTACACCCTTCAACAACTTCAACACAAGAACCATCTAACTCTGTGTTTGCTTCAGGATTATAATTCAAGGCTGTAGAATCCATGCAGCCAAGAACGATAAGTGTAGCGCAGGTTTCGTTATCAAAGTCAGCATCTGCGTTATACTCAATGTAAATTGGATTCGTACATCCTTCAACGTAGTAGCAGCTTTCGTCATCTGTGTTAGCACCATCATTATAATTTAAAGCTGTATCATCAATACAACCAAATATTTTTTCTATACAACTATTACCGCAATACGGCATACCTAAGTTTATTGCAAAAGGGATTAAAGGATTTGCAAAACCTCCTGGTTCGCTTATCGTTAAGTGTTCTTCTGAATATAAGCTATAACCACATTGTACGGATGTAAACTGTGATTGTTGTGTAGTATTAAATTTTACTTCTACGGGCTCTGATATACTTAAATCAAAGGTAAAAGTAGTGTCAAAACCATCATCAAGAGTAAATATACCTAAAAAGTTGTCACCTTGAAATACCTGTAGAAAAGCTCCAGCCCAACCGTTACCAGCTAAGTCTGTTAATTCTAAAGTGTAAGAACAACTGTCTACTAATATATTAGTGTTAGCTATACTGTCATAATTAAATGCTTCTTCATCTGTACACCCGTATAGCTTTGGAGTGTAACACATACCTGTGTCTAATGTTGCTATTGGTAAAAACTCTACAAAGCTTTCATCCATGCAACCATATATTGGTGGTGGAGGTGCACAATCTTCTACTGTAAATCCGTGGTACGCGTAAGTACCAAAGTTAGCTGAATCCATTTCAACTATAGTATCATTACATCTTAGTAGATAGTATGAACCATCTTGCCCACCCCATAAGCTACCCTGCATACCATCTCCATAAGAATCATATATGTCAAAGTAGTAATCACCATTAGGTACACAAAGCTGTGTTACTTGAGGTGAATAATCTATTATATCAGTATAAGGCCCTCCTGTAACTATAGTGTCTAAATTACCATTTAATAAAGCCCAAGATGTTTCTTGTGGGTATTGATCTGGATTTATTACAATGTTTAAGTATGTTCCATTAGGACATTGAGAAAAAGCAGTTGATAGTGTAAACACTACAACCATAATAAATGCGTATAAAAATTTAGTAAACTTGTTCATTAAAATTTGCTTATTATTAATTCATCAATATATTCTTGTACCTCTTTTCTTGTAGCAGCCATTTTAAAACTTATGTCTGCTTGAAATCTTTTTACTTCTTCACCATCATCAAACACTACTATTGTTGGTACAATAGCTATTTCGTATTTAGTTTGATTATCATTTTGTTCTATCAAAAGTGTTTGTCTATCACATTCCTTTAATTTTGAGAACCAAACTACATCATTAGCTGAATTAAAGTCAGCATTAAAGTGAATTACTTTTACCTGAGAAAAAGCAGTATGCGAGGCTACCAATAAAAATAATACTAACAAGTACATTCCAAATATCTTCCATTCTGCTATCTTTTTCATTATCTTAATGCATCAATTTTGTCCTCCATGCGAATCATTCGTTCTTCTAACTTTTCCACATTTTTCTCTGTATTCTTAATAGACTGACGTATATTAACATCTTTCATATTAAACTCCATTTTAGAAATCTCTGGTTTAGGAAGCTCTTTTGCTTCTGCTATGTCTGCTTGTAGCGTAAACCACATACCTATTAAAGTTGCCATTGCAAAGCCTATGCCTATTAATGTTTTTACACTTATATTGAACCCTGTTTCTTCGTTTAGTTCTTTTGCCATTGTTTAAAATATTCTGTAGTTTACACCAAATTTAAAATCGTACCATTCTCTATTCCAGTACTTGTTATATTTACCTTCTATAAAACAACCAACATTTCTGTTTAGGTTGTATCCAAAGATCAATCCTCCTGAGTAGTCATACCACTGTTCTCCATCGTTAAAGTTGTGATATGAATATTCACCTCCACCATCATAGTGATAAGGCATTAGGTTACCCCAAGAGTGTAACCAAAAATTCTTTTTGTAATGATAAAAATCAAATCCTACTACCAAAGAGTATTGCCATTGATTGTCTAACTCATTCTTTTTCTTTTCTACGTAATCATTTAGCATTTCAGGTATAACAACCTGATTCCATACAGTTGCGTTTTCCGCTACTAAATTACCGTTTGGATCTCTATACTCAGATTCGTATACATCTACGCTGTAACCTTCTTCAATTGCTAAACAAGTATAGTGTAGTTGTCCTGAAGCTATCAACCATTCTTCTAATGGATCAAAACCGTATGGTTCTGCCAATCTTTGTGCAGCTCCAATATTAAATGATAGTTTCTTTTTACCGTTTAATCTTAGTCTTTGTGTAGATTCAAAATACTCTATGTCAGCAAACCCTTCTTTGATATATGCAACCTTTGCCATCCATACTGGCTTTACATATCTCATAAAGTGTTGTTGATCTAGGTATTCTATTCCTTCTTGTCTTCTATAGTCTACTTCAAATAAATACTCAAAAGGAGAAAGTCCAATAGTAGCAGCATCTCCATAAGCAGCTTCTGTACCATCTTTAAATGTTCTTCTATCCTCGTACCCAAATCTTTTTATCTTACGAATACCTAATGTTAATGAATAGTCAAAAGGGGTTAGAACTGTGTCTACCCCTAAATAACTATTGTTTACAGAATATATATTTTCATCTGCTAGTGATGTACCACCATTAGCTGCTATGTAAAAAGTAGAAAACTTAAATGGTTTTTTAAGTTGTGCATCTACTGTATTTGCAAAAAATGCTAAAAATAAAAATATAAAAATTCTTAATTTCATTTTACTATTCTATAATCTTGTCAATATTAATAATTTGCTCTCCAGTAATATCTGTTGGTAAACAGTCTTCTGGTATTGCATGTAATTCAATTTCAGTTTCTTCAAGTAAAAGTTTATCTACTTCTTCTAACTGATCTTTTCTAGATTGTACTAGTTCTGCATTCTCTTTTTCAAGGTCAGCAATCTCATCTTTTTTATCTTGATTCATAAGAATCTGAACTTTCTGAGATAATTCTAAAAAGTCATCTGAAGGCTTACTAGCTTCTTCAATATCTTTAAGTTCTTCCTGTATGATTCTAATGTTCTTAGAAACTAACAGTCCTAACTTAACTCCTTTTAGTTTTTGTACTGAGGTTAATCCGTTGAATAACTCAACAAACTCACCATTTTTCATTTTTACTTTCATTGTCTATATAATTGATTGGTTAATATTAGCTATTATTTATCACTAAAAAGTGAATTTTACTTGCTGTTGTAGAAGTTGCTCCTGTTGCCGCTGGATTATGTATACTTATTTCACAATGTCCATCATCGACACCAACTAAAGCTGCAGTAAGTTGTGCGTTATTTGTTGTATTATCATCTTGCACTGTTATCAAAATTACAGAATCTGCTTGTATTGTACTATTTGTAAATGTAAACTCTGCGTTAGTCGCAGCATTTAAAGCTACTGCTGCTAGTGTAATTACACCAGAAGTAGTGTTTAGTGTTACTCCTGTAGTATGATCACTTGATTGAGTTACTGTACCACTATTAGTATGTACAATACCTTTTGTAGCTCCAGTAATAATTAAATTACCTGCATTTACTGTAACATCTTGTGCAGTATCTGCAGTTAATGCTGTAGTTAGTGCTCCTCCCGCAGTATATGTTCTTAAAAGAACACTACCTGCAGTACCACTAGCTGCGTCTCCTGCTGCTAATGTTAATGAACCACCCGCGCCTGAACCTGTACCTGCACCTGCTAGTAAACTTAAAGCTCCACCTGCAAAGTTACCCCCACCTGCTGTAGCTGAAGATATACTTAATGCAGCTCCTGCCACACCTGAAGCAGATGTAACGTTACCAATTGTGTATGTTGATTGATATGCTGCAGTATTACCAATAGTTATTGCTGATGCAGTAGATCCTTGTATGTTTAATTGACCTGTAGCTTCTCCTGTAGTTATAGTAGAACCAGCGTCATTAAGAATTACTCTACCGTTAGTATGTACATATATACCTCTGTCAGATCCGTCTCCACTAATGTAATTTGTATTTAGATCAATATTATAAGAAGCTGTATCTAGGTTTGCAGTAAGTGTAGTCAAAGATGCTGCTAAAGTAATTGCTCCTGCACCATTAGTAACAGTCATATTAGTACCAGCTGTAAGTCTTGCTACTGATGGATAACCATTAGTTGCATTACCTATAAGTAGCTGTCCATCTGTAGACATTGCTGTTGTAGCTGCAATCGTATCATCTGCACTTGCATACAATAAAGATCCTTTAGTTATTGTAGATAATCCTGTACCTCCGTTTGTAACTCCACATTCTCCTGTAACAGTTCCTGTAAAATCTATGCCAGATATAAATCCTGATGTTGCATTATTACAAAGACTAAGATCTATTCCTGCTTCTAGTACAGTTAATACAACATTATTAGAAGTTGTTGCTACTGTTAACAGTCCTGTATCTCCAGATGCTATTCCTTTAAATACAATTTGATTTTTGTTTGTAAGAGTTGCACTTGTATATATAGTTTCAGAACTAGTTCCTGCTGTAGATACTGTAGGATATAAACTAGTTAGTTGAAACTTTCTTGCCGCTTTTGTACTTGAGTTAGCTACTAATAGAAAATCTGTAGCTAATGCATTTGTTTTTGAAAGCGTTGATAGTGATGTTATTTCTGCCATTGTATTTTTATTTTATTATTTGAGTTATCTGGGAAGGTTTTCGTCTCCAAAAGAAACTCCATTGTTAGTTAATGATGACCCACCTATTGTGAAGTTATCTGATACTTCTGTATTTTTCTGTGTTTCCTGTAAGTAAGGAGGAATTCCACAATCTTTACAATAGCTTCTTGCAAAGCTAATAAATTTTTCTAAATAATCCGAATTATCTGCAGGGGCCGCTACATTTGTACAAAGCTTCCATCCTGTAGTTACAGTATTAGTAGATATAGAGTTAAGTGGATCTATATCAAGACCACTACTAGATACTGCTATAAATATTTTTCCATCTCTCTGCACAGAAGATCCTATCCCTAAAGAAAGGGCTACTACTGGGCTCCATATTATTGCTCCTCCCTCTGTCCAAACTTCTTCGCAATTTGTAATTACATCGCTAAGAGCTGGAGAACCAGAATCAGAACAGTTATATATACAAGGTAATCCTCTCACACTTAGTATCTCTTGAATGATAATCATCTTCCAAGCTTCCATTGTAGAGCAGTCATCTGCTAAACCTGTAAGAAGTTTAGTGTAAAATCTATTACCTGATCTGCTAATACATTCTGCATTATAATCTAGTATTTCGTTTATAGATGAAGGTATGCAGGCTGGTATTACTGATGTTCCAGCTGTACCAGGATTATCTGTTGGATATTGACAACAGCTATTATTATCATTACATGGATATGTTGCAAAAGCATCAAAGTTAACAGCTGTACTATCTGTACAACCTGATACTAAAATTGGAGTACAGCAATCTACACTGTAGGTTCCATCAATACAAGGACATTCACCATTACAATCTAAACATGGATATGTACAAGAGTTATCATCATAACCTGCAGATGCATTATAATTTTCAGCATTAGGGTCAGTACATCCATATATTACTGGATCTACATCTTCATTACAATCATCTTTAGATATAAGAACTGAGTCATTAAAACTTTCGTTACAATTAACATTACTAACGTTAACAAGTCCTGCATTATTAGTATATGCATCTGTAGTAAATATAACACTTAAATTCCAAACTCCTGGATTTAAGTTTAATGTATGAGTTGGATTTGTCGCAGCCTCTAAATACTCTCCTGAGCCTGGTATCCCAAATCCTCCTGCTCCTAATATTCCTAGTCCCCCAGGCATATAACTACCAGTGTAAATAGTTTGCCCTGTAGAATTAGTTGAAGTAGCAAGTATATAATAGTATACACCTAATGGATTATCAATACTATTATTAAGTTCTGTTACACTTGGTATTGTTATTGTTACTGATCCTGGTGCTGTATAATCACAAGGTTCTCCGTTTGAATCTAAAGTAGTATAGCTTGTAGGAGCATTAGTAGATGTAATGCCAAGAGTATAACCAGAATCATTTACAAATGTATTTAATTCATCACAGTCTGTAGGGTCATCTCCAGCACAATTTTGAATACACTCTGCTTCTGTTGCATAGCCTTCAACTGCATCTGCTTCATACTGACAATTTCCTGGAGTCTTACATATCCATTTACCTAACTCTGGATAAATACAAAGAGAATTATCAGCTATGGTTGCTGCCGCATTATAGTTAATGGCAGTTATATCCATACATCCTACAATATCTTCTTCTTCTTCGTCATATGTACAAAGATTATTATCTGATATAACATTTTCTGTACCAACTGGGCAACAGTAGTTATTTGCTAGAATATCTGTACACTCTCTACTACTTGGAGTATCAAAAACACAATCATTTATTAAATCAATTTCCTCTTGACTTAAAACATATGGCTCAGATTGGTAGGTATATTCCCACACATTAAAAGTACCAAAATTATAAGAATATGATGTAGAAACTAAACCACCATGTTGCGATAGAAGATTAGCACTAAGACTAACACCTGCATTAGAATTAGGATTAAGAAAATTACTTAAAGACGACGGACTTGTAATTTCAAACCCATCTGCAAATACAAAAGTAGTATTTACTATAATAAATTGTGTCTCTATGGTGTTTGCATTATCACCATTAGAATTTATATTTACGTTTCCTTGGTAATACGTAGGATCAGTGTTATTTCCTTCTACAGAATACGGTAGATACCCGACATTGTTAGTATTATCATGACAAAATATTTCTGAAAATATATAAAATTCAAGAGTATTAGAACTACGAGCTTCATTAAAAGCTGTAGGACCTACGAACGTTCCTGCGCTTTCTCCCTGCGTAAAAGTAAATCCATTTTGAACAGCATTCATTAATGCTGGATTTGTATCTAAGGCATTTTGATAACTAAAAATTATAGAAGGGCCATTTACTAATGAATCTGCACATTCAAACGTAGGATTTAAAATAATCTCACCAGTACAGTCTTCAGTGTCAGTATTATCATAGTTACAACTACCATCACTAAAAGTAGCGCTTTCGTTATAGTTATTTGCTTCTGGATCTGTACATCCTCCCTGTGTTACAACAGCGGGTCTTGTTATAACATAACACTGTTCAACTTCATCATCTCCGTCTAAAGTACCATCATTGTTATATTGTATAACAGTAACATATGTTCCAGGACCTAACCCTGTTACCTCTACAGAACCTCCATTACTATTAGTAGAAGTATCTACTAAGGTAGCGTTAGAAGTTAAAAAATTTAAAGTACTTGCACCGGTATTCAATGCATCAGTATAACCAGCTCCATAATCTTGAGCAGATATATTTAATCTGTATGTTTTATACGTGTAAGGATTAGCTTGATTACTCGTATCAAAATACTCTGATGTGCTAAATACATATTCTTCTTGATATGCTGCATAGTATATAGCGTATGTTGGAAAAATTAAAGTTGGAATAGTTAAAGTACCATTATCAATATCTCCTCCAACTGGAGTTGAGCTTGCAGCAGTTGCTGTGCTTGGGGAATTAACCAACACCCAATCATTTGTAAAAGTATTTCTACCTGACGATTCTAATAAACCAGTTGTAGCATTACAAAATATACAAAGCTCGTCTAAGTCATTAGTAGCTCCGCTATCAGTATTTATAGCAGAAGCAGTTTTACACCCGTAGGTATTATCTGGATTAGTACCTCCACCTTTTAAAGGTACTGTAAAAAGTATAGAAGATTTACATCCGTTAGAATCTGTTACTTCTATTTCATAAGTACCTGCGTATAATGATGAAATAGTAAATGAATCTTCAGTTTGTGTTGTATTAGAAGTACTAAAAGCTGTTCCTGCGGCATTAGCATCATTTAATTCATAATCATCTACAACTACTGTATAATTAGCAACTCCGTTAGCTACAGTAAAACCTGCTGTACCGTTAGCTATATTTGCACTTGCATCTCCAATACTCCCTGTAGTTACACTAAAGCCTTCACAGCCTACAGTACAACATAGTGCACCTTGAAGCACACTGTTATTAATTATAGTAGAAGTAAGTGTAGTACCATCGCAAGCCTGTGCGTGCGCACTCCCATCATCTGTACAAGGAAAAGAATTATCTTCACACCCTATAAGCATGTAATTTGCAGCTGCAGGATCTTTACAAATAAAAATTTCTGGCAGTCCACCAGTGTCAAGAATATCTATAACATTTATCTCTCCAAAGATTAAAGGCCCTTTAATATCTCCTGCAGATGCAGCTACAACTGGAGAAGCCAATATAAATAAAGATTGTGGAGTAGATGTTCCTTTAAATTTACCTAGCGTATCAGAAGATTCGTCTTTAAGTTCATACCTAATATTATTTAAAAAACTATTTTGTAGTGAGGTTGATGCAATGTATGCAAAAGCTCCTGATGATAAATAATAAAAATCAGATCTATCACTAGTATCTAAATATTCCTGTCTTGATGACGGATAAATTACAGTTTGTCTTTGTTGACTCTCTCTTGGGTATTCTAAAAGGTCTACAAAATCATATGTATTAAGTTTTGTATTTGGAGTAACAGAAAAAGCTCTAGTTAAAGTTTCAAATGGTACAGCTAAAATATTATTAGAGGTAGGAACTCCTATACGTCCTGTAATAGTATCTCTACTTTCAAATAGTAAATTATAATAAATTTCTGATGATGATACAGTATTTGTAATACGTATAACTATCTCACTGTTACCTTCAGATAAAATACTTCGAGTTTCAGTAAATTCAATTTTTTGATCTCCAAAATCAACTTTCGCAATAGGATTCTGGTATCCTGATATAAGAACCAAAAATACTGATCCAGTTGAGTCTCTAAGACATTTACTAGTATGAAAAGTGTTTAATGTAGCCATTAGCAATTACATCCGCAGTGACCGCCACACATTTCGACAGCCTTGTTATATTTCTTTTCTGCATTAGCTATTACAGCTTTTACTGATACTAAAGATCCAGCTCCTGAACTAGTAGCTAACTCTGCCTCTGCAGTTTTTAATAATAAATAAATTTTTTGAGCTGAAACTAAGTCCTCTGAGCATTTACTACACTCACAGTTACAGTCAAGCAAGTCTTCCATTTTTTTGGCTAAACAACATAATACATCACAAGAAAGCATTACAGCTCCTATCTGAGAAACCTCAGAGTTTGCTAAATGCTCTACAGTAAAAATACCACTGCCTCCATTTGCTGAAGAAATACCTAAACTTGAAATAGATACTACACGAGTATTAGAAGCTCCTCCCGGAAATGAATATGTATACTCATTACCATTATCACTAATTTTTATTTGATTAGTGGCTCCTACATCTGAGTTGGTAACTGTTACTACAATCTTTTTACAATCAGAAGTTGTTGATATGTTTAATGCCATGTTGTTTTAAATTTTTATAAAAAAAGACCTACAGGGGAAACAAGTCCCCTGTGAGTCTAATTAAATTAAATATCTACTTACGCAGATATGTTTGAGATATAGTACTCAACAAATACTTCAACTACACCAGCAGTTAAAGCCGCTGTTGCAATTACAAACTGAATACCTGTTGAAGATGTAGTCTTGTCCACAACAGTATGTTCTGTTACGTCTTCATCATCAAAAGCTCCATTATCAAATGCTGTTGCAGCTTTTAAAGTAACTCCTCCCGTAGTAAGAGCTAAAGTTGCTGAACCATCACTTGTCATTGCTGTAGTAACTACAGAATAACATCTAACGATAACTGCATTATCAGGGATAATTGCAGAGTTAGCTGGTACAATAGTAGTTGCAGCGCCACCATCGACTGCGAAGTCGTATTTAGCGTGTGCTGTCATTAATTTTGGATGTGCCATTTTATTTTATTTTTAAATATTAATATTATAAGATAACAGGTGCAAAATTAGCAGAAGCTAAATACCCGTTAAGTTGATTTTCAAAAGCTACACCATCGTTTTCGTCAATTGCAATATAGATTTCTATTAAGTTATCTACACCGTTAATTCCTGAAGTTGTACTTCCGTCCTTACTAGCTACAATATGGTACATGTCATAAACATTACTTGTAACACTGTGAAGCGTTGGTTGAACTGGTAACTCAACTCTGTTGTAGTATCCAAATCCAGAACCTTGTAATTCTTCTTCAAATTCTCTGATGTAAAATCCATCTCCAAATCCTCTAGAACCTGCAGTTTGATAAGTTATAGTATCAGCTGTTCCGTTACCATTACCATCAATAGCTTCAAATGCAAAGTCTATGTGAACTAGCTCAGATTGAACTGATCCATCAGCTAAACTTTCACCTTTCTTAAAGCAAGTAAAATCAATACTTGTACCGTTGTTAGTAATACTATTTACCCAGTAAGGTAAGTCAGCATTAATAGCTGTAGTAAAAGCTGTACACTGTGTAGTTGGAGTTGCACCCGCAGCTACAGTAATTGTGTAAGATTTAAAGTTAAATGGTTCTGCACCATTAGTTAAGTTAATTACTTTAAGAGTATGCTGTCCTGCCGCAACTGCGTTAGTTGCTAATGCAATTCTAGCTACTTCTGCAGTTTGAGCTGCACCTGCTTTACCGCCGTATGCTACAACGTTTTTTCCTTTAATCCAAGGGCTTGCAATTTGCTTATCCCCTGTTCCTTGTACAAATCTGATGCTATCAGAATCTGAAATTGTATCACCTGGTACAAGACTTGTATTCCCGTCAGCTGATAATTTTTGTATGTCAATAGATCCAGCAGCTAATAAGTTATTTGAATAACTTGCAGCTGTACCATCTCCGATTAATAATTGTCTCATTTTTTTATATTTTAGTGAGATTAATAATTCTATTCATTCTTTGTTACTTCCATAATCGCAGATTTATATCTAGGATCACTTATAGCTTCTAAAATGCTACTTACCGTCATAGCTACAATTTCTTGATGCGTATGCTCTGGTAATTCGCAATTTACCCCCAAAGATAAGGATATTTCGTTAGGCTTTCTGATGTACGTTATTTTTAGAGTATCTATTATAAATATATCACTAGTGTATATGTCTATAGAACTTCCTCTCATAGTTGTTAGTGGAGAGGTATGTTTTGTCGTATTAAACGGATCACTTAAAAGCTTAAATATGTCGTCTTGCTGAGAAAATCTATTTCCCTCAGTTATTCTTTCTGAGAACGCTAATGGCTCTCTTCTTTCTGAATACGTAGTATCCATTATTTGTAAACCTTGCGGTGATGGAGCAGTTTGTCCTGTAGCAGGAACTCCAGTAGCAAATGTTGCATTACCTACTGATGAATCCCAATTTATCCAATCATAACTGTCAACGTCTACAGTTACTATAAACTGTCCTGGGTAATTAAGTGTTTCATATTCTTCCCAGTATATGTTAAACCCTGCACCTGCATTGTTTAGTATGTCTTGTTTAGTAGCTTCTATATTAGCAGGGTAAGACTCAGGAGTCCATCCAGATGCTATAAAAGCTGCAGAAGGAGACCATATGTTAGCAGATGTAGCATCAGTTCCTGTAATATCTGCAACCATATTAATCCCATTTATAAATGCAGTAGAACTTCCGTCTGCATTATCTAACACAAAATTATTCAAATCTAGTGTAAAGAAATATATAGCTGGTGGATTAACTAAAGAGTAGTCTATAAACTGACAATTGTTAATCCATAATCTTGATTGTTGATTTACCAAATACATATAATCTGTAGGTAATTGGAATGTGTCAACAAATATTTTTGTTTTTAATTGCTCCTTAAAAGATACAGGAGCTTCGTACTCGCGTACAAGCGTACGTAAGTCGTCTATTCTTTTTTGTGATTCTTCAAAACCTTTTCTGTACATGTTATTTCTACCGTACTTAGTATTGATGAATCTGAACATGTTTTTGTTCAATTCAATATCTATCTCTTCAGATAATAAGCTATCAGCTTGGAGTGAATTAATCTTATCCACTCCCTGCTGTATAGCTATATGCATTTCAGTTACATTCATTAAGATGCTAGTTGTTTAAGTTTTGCTCTTAAAATTGTTAATTTGCCTGAGTTCTTTTTGTCATTCAGGTGTATTACTGTATCATCCATAGTTTCTCCTAATACCTCGTCAATAAAAATAACTTGGTTTCCAATCTTTCTTAGTACTCCTGCAGTAACCATTGTCTCGATTTCTGCTTTCATTTCTAAGTGCTTGTCGGCACAAACTTTAATAAACTTCTTAGGTTGCTTTTCCTTAATGTCATAAAGCATGTTTTCAACTTGCTCTCTTGTTAACGTTTCAGGATTAATATTACCTAATAGTCTAAAGACTCTACGCATCTGCTTTTCGTCAGAAGATACTTTGATAAATGCTTTATCTGCATCTTTCTTAACTTGAATATCATTGTTACGTCTTAAATCCTTTTTAGCAAGATCTTGTATAAAGAAACGTTTCTGCGAATCTGCATTCATTTCTTCTTCTGATAATGCTACATGTGGATGTTTCAAAGCAAAATGATATTTTAAAAAGTCAGTAATGTCAATAGGTGCATCATCATCTGTTGTACCTACTTCTAATTCTACACCCTCAAAGCCTACTGAAACTGTAAATTCAGCCCAGAATTTTTTGGTGTGTTTTGGCCACTCCATGTGAGCGGGATCTACATCTAACATTCCCATTAAATATTTTTTCTCTTCTACAGAGTCAAAAGGTTTTAGTGGTTGTCTGTTGACATATACACTACTTAGTTTCCTAATAGCGCTTGCGTTAATTTCCTTTGGCAAATGATTGTTAATCGCTTTTGCTCGTAAATAAACTTTTTTACTCATAATTTGGTACTTTTAAAGTGTTGATTAGTGGATGTAAAGTATAACTCTCCAGTATCGTAAAGTAGAAATTGAGGGGAGCACGAAGCCCCCCACAACCTCAACCAAAAAACCAATATATAGACTTGCGAATGCTCGCCTCTTTTAACCTCCTAAATTAGGAAGCTACACATTGAATATCCAGAGAAGTATCAAATCTACGTAAGCAGATACCCGCTGTCTTCAACATGTGTACACTTGCACCATCAACATCAGATGCTCTTGCGTCTGATCCAGAGAATCCTCTAGGTACAACAGAACCAGCAACACACCATCTCATCATCTCGCGACCTTTCTTTGAGATCATTGTCAAGTTAGCTTGTCCGTCATAGTTAGACTGGTCAACAAATACCATACGGTAAGACTCCATAGAGTAACCAGTTACTGGGTGCTTCTCACGAGCTTGTGCAACAGGACCATGATCAAATAGTGGAATTTTTACCACATTGATTACGTGTCCGTCTACGTGCTCATAAGTTGTGAAATATCCAGTCAAACCTAAGTTACGACCAGAACCTGTGATAAATCTGTTCTCACCACCTACTTTGAAAGTGTTACCTGCAAAGTGAGATTTAAGAGCCTCATCAAATTCACGCGCTCCACCAGTACCAGTATACAAAGTAATCTGCTTCTGATTAGCGTCAGTCATTTGATAGAATAAATCACCAATAATATTTTTCAACTTAGACTCAGTCATAGTTGAGTAAGTGTCAGTATTTACGATTTGCTCGAATAAACCTGGTCCAACAATTACTGGTTGGCCATTCTCATCTTTCATGAAAGTTGATCCGTTAGAGTCGTAAGTTTTCTGTCCGTACCAGTAGTACATCTCACACTCTTCTTTAAAGTCAAGCATGTGTTGGTACTCTTCGTAATCCATCCATAACTTAGTAGAAGATCCACCTTTAGTTGGTAAAGTAAACTCCGCTACGAAGTCTTTAGCATTACCTGACATGTGGTAAGATTTTCTTACAGTTGTGATTTTGTTACGAACTTTACCTGGTGCTTGCCAGTTAGAAGCGTTACCTCTTGAGAAGTCAACACCTACTGGTGCATATAATTGCGCCCAAAGATCTCCTGCATTGAATCCTCCTGAAAGAACCGCTGTAGCAGCTGGGTTTACTAATTGTAAAGTATATTCCCAACCAGAACCACCTGCGTAAGGCTTAGGCTCTGCCATAATACGCGCTAGCTCACCTTTTGAGTTTACTAATACGTAAGGGAAAATAAATCGTTTATCAGGGAATACCAACGTAAATGTTGATCCTCCTTGACCTAAAGATGCTCCTGCATTTGCCACAGCAACTGGACGTGTTCTCAATTTGTGAGTAGCCACACGATATTCATACTCTAATCTGTCGATTGATTGAACGTTACCAGCTCCTTCTGTTAAGAAAGATAATGGAAAACGCTTATCATCCTTACCAGACAAGTGTGTGATAATCGGAGAAAGTTCAGTTGGTTTTGACAAAAGAGCATTTGCCAGACTATTCATGTCTGTCATTTGTGAATCGTTATAAAACGTTTTTTGAACGCTTATATTTGTTCCGTTTAAGCTCATAATTATCTAATTTTATTTATTTAAGTTAAGTTGCATTTTAAAATTGCCATTTTTTATTAAAAGTTAAGATCTAAATCATCTAAGTCTACTTGCTTACTCTTGCGTCTTGTTGCTTTTCGTGCGCTTTTAACTCTTTCTTCATTTCTAGAAATTCTATCTTTTAGCGATTTAGCACTTTGTGTTTTTGCTTTTTTATCTACAAACTTAGATAAGTCAAAGCCTTTATACATTAAGTAGTCAATTGCTAACTTAGTTTCTATTTCTGATTCAGAATGATCTAAATCTCGCTGTGTTCTACCATCTTTGGTCACAGGTTTAGAGACATAATCAAAAAACTTTGATTTTTCTCTTTTTGGAATTGATATACCTGAAAAGTCATCAGTTTCATTAATGGTTTCATATACACCATTCCAAAAATTTTGTTGCTGTTCCTGCGCTTGTTGCCTTTCTTCTTGTTTTCTAGCAACTAACTGAGATCTAGATTGCTCTTGCATCTTACCCATTGCCTTTCTAGCAGCTTCAGCTTTCTGGTATAATTTACCAGTGTCTTCATAGTCAGTCAATAATTCATCAATAAAATCTTTATCGTGACCTTTTGTTACGAAGTAATCAGATAGTATTCCTTTCTGACTTCTAGAATCTTCTTCGTCTAACTCTATCCTACTATAATCTAGGTTAGGATCGTATGCTTGCATAAAATCTTGAGAGTCTCCTCCGTTAAGAACGTATTCTAAATGATCTTTAACTAAAGGAAAGTTTTCAAACAGGCCATCTAATTGATCTTCTGCCATTTGTTTTCCTACGTCTTGAGTCATAGCTAATAGTCCTTCTGTTGTATCATCGTACTCTTCTTCAGTCTCATATCCTAGTTTTTCTAGAATCTCTGATACTACAGTAGAACCTTCTCTTTCTACTTCCTCATCATCATCATCATCTTCTTCTTCTTCCTCTAACTCTTCTTCAGTATCATCATCTTCAACTTCTTCTTCGTTAGATTCTTCTTCTTGTAATTCTTCTGCATCCGCATCAAGCTCATCAGCTTCTGCTTCTGGAGTATCTATTGCCAAATCACTTGGCGTTTCTGTAGATCCTCCGTCTAATACATCGTCAAACGAAATGTCGTCTAATCCAATGTTTTCTTCATCTGGTGTCATATCTATATAAATTTAGTTTTTACAAAAATAATTAAAATTGCAAGTTGTTACACATGCAATATGGTTTTTAGTTATGCCTTTATTATATATCACTTGCCTTCAAAATTTAATAAGTTTTGAGAAGGCCGGCCTCCATAAACTTTAGGAACAAATGCATCTATAGTACTTTTTGTAATATCTGATTTAATATCATCAGGCAGTAATTTTCTAAGATACTTTTTATAATATTTACTATTTCCTCCTCCAACAAGCTCTGTCATTCGTATCGCAGCATCTTCAGGATTACCTTTATAAAGATCATACCCTGCTTTTGCTACTGTTTTAATTTTATTATAATTTTGTGCAACAGGTTGTATATATTTATTAGCGGTATTAAACCCTTTAACAGCAGGAATATAGTTTAAAGCATTTACTCCTATCTTTAAACCGGCCTCTTGTCCTGATTTTTCTCCGGCTGAATATCCTACTCCTGCTTCAGCAGTACTACTCAAAACTTTAGGCAGTCCACTTATATAACCATAATTATATAAAGTATTTAAACCTGTTCCAAGTTTACCTTTAACCCCAGGAGTAGTTAGTAACGTATTAATACCTTTAGCGGTTTTATCTGTTGGATAAGCAAGAGCTCTTTTTGCAAAATTAGTAGAAGCAGGATTTCTTGCAAGTGAAGCACTTGATCCAACACCCATAGTAGATAAAGCAACTTGTTGCATAGTTTTTTGCCCTGTACCACTAAGAAGATTATCAAATTTTTCTTCATAGTTGTTTTGATCTTGAAGAGATTGATTTATGTAATCTCCACCATATCCTGAAGCTATTTGACTAGCTAAAAAAGAGTTAGCCATTACGTCTCTCATATTATCTTTAACCACATCTCTAAACTCACCTTGATTTTCAGGAAGAGATGCAGTTTGCATATCTGTTACTTTCTTTATTGTATTCTTAGTATCAAATTGTGCATTTGGACCGGCCTGAATAACTGCCATTTCAGAAGCATTTAACTGTTCGTTATTTGCCTTTTTAGTATTTATATTAGATATTGTTTGATCATAAAGCTTTTTATTCTGAGTATTAAGATTTTCAGTAACTACATTCTTTTGCTGCACAGCAGTTGCTGGGTTCGTATCTAAAGAAGTATTTTGATTGTTTAGTTCCTGATTCATTAAAGCTCTTACATCAAGATTAGTACTACCAAGTGGAGGTAATTTAAACCCTGCATTCTGATACTTTTGCTTGTATCCTTTATATCCACCATTTTTATAAGCAGGCGTTTCTATAACTGTACCCCGCTTTGGTCCTGTAGGTAAATTCTTAATACCAGGTGGTACGTTATTAAAAGATTGAACTAGATGTCCTTGTTCATCTACCTTTGATATATTGATAGGCACTTTCATGCCTTCTGTATTAAATGCTTGGTTAGGAGCTACATTAGGAAATGCCATAGATGCACCAGTGTTCCCGCGCGCGTGTTCTTCTCTTAGTCCTACCTCTTGCTCTTTAGCTGTTTGTGCAACTTGCATTTGCTGCTGTTGCTGTTTAGCCTGCGCCTCAGATTGTAACATACCAGATACATCAGCTCCTTGTTCCGCTAATTGAAACAAGTCTAATACACTACCTTGGAAACCAGTTTGTCTAGCTTCGCTTAGTATTTGTCTACGAGTCTGATTGTTTAGCATTTTGTCCCTCTCTTGCTATGTTATTTTTATCTTGTGCTATCTGTGACTTATCCATTACTTCTTTTTCCCTAATAGCTAACTCTTGCTGTTTTAATTCAAAATCTTGCATAAGTTTCTGCATATTAAATCCATCTAGTTCTGGATTTTGCTTAGCTTCAGCATTTATTAAGGCAATCTCAATATCTTTCTGTCTATCTTTCTCAGATTCAATTTTTGTCTGCTCTAATTTATTTTGCTCCATTTGCATCTGTTGTTGCTGAGCTTGTTGTTGTGCTTGCTGCTGAGCTGCTTCTAATTCTTCAGCCGCTTTCTCTGCTGCTTTTAATTTAGCTTTAATTTGAGGGAAGCTTTCTGCATCCATCATGTCAGCTACTGTAGAAGCTTTAGTTCCATTTTGAACCATTGCTTGTGTAAGACCTTTTATCTGATCTAACCTTTGTTGATCTTTACCAGAGTCTGATACAAATATTCCGTATTCAGATTCCATATGTTGTAAAGTATCAAGGTCTAAAAAGTCTGTAGTACCGTCTGGCATTACAAACATTCCTTTTTTACCAGTAAGCCAAGCTTCTTTAGAGTAATCTAACATTGCTTGTAAATCTCTTTGTTCTAATCTTGCAAACTTTCTAAATAAATCTTCTGTAATATGTGAAGATTGTACAATAGCTTGTTGTGAACTAGCTTTACCTTCGTATGCCCCAATTGTACCCTGTCTTTGTCTACTAACTCCTGAAAGTTTTTCCCATTCATTTAGTATTGACTCTAATAATTGTATATACTGTCCAATAGTCTTAATAGACATATCCAGTACGGATTGATGCTGTGGGTTCAATTGTATTCCTTCTTTGTTGTAATCCACCCAAGCAATACCCGTACCTTCAACGTAATACATAAACTTGTCCATGTCCCATTTCTTTGGAATCATGTTAATATCAAACTGTGCAATAATATCTTTTGATCTAGCAATAGCTAATTCTAATCTATATTTGTAAATATTGTAATTTAACTGATAAGGTATACCTAATGATACTAAAGATATGTTATCAGAGTTTATATCTGAATATTTTCTACCATTAATAGGAAGTTTACAAGCAGATGGGTTATCTAATGATAATCTTTGATTAGCTACAGGATTGATGTTGACATATAATCTACCATCAATTCTAGTACCTTCCCATACTTCATTTACCCAAAGGTATGTAACCTTAGCTCCTAGTTCTTTTAATTCTGCAGGCATTTTAAATCCTTCATTAACTTCCATTTCCTCCATAGCACCAGTTTCTTGGTCCATGTATTCTAAAAAGCCAATTCTTTTTCTAGATTTCCAATATACAGTACATACTTCAATAAGTCTGTTTCTTTGAACATTTGAATCTGCCCCTGATCTAGCTTGTCTGTATAATAGATAAGATTCTGGATCAGAGTGTCTAGGTTCTTCTAAAGATAGTACCTCTTCGTCATTTAAAAAATCATAAAAATGATCTACAACTGTAGAAGCATGTACATATTTTCTAACTAAAGCCCAATCGCCATCTTCTACAAACTCAATGTCTGGATCTTTATCATAATCTACATCAATAGGATTAAGTATCTCATAAAAAGGTTCTTTACTTCTAACTCCTCTGTGAGTATATACTTCTCCAGATATTAAGAAATGAAACCAACCTTTTTGTAATTTTTCGTATACTTCTTCAGATTGCATTATATAAGTCAAAGCATGCTGCCCTTTAATAGCTCTGTTATCTACATAACTATTATCAAACTGTGCTGCTACGTCTTTTGGTAATGGAATGTCCTCTGGAGTTTCTATATTTTCTACAAGCTCTGGATTTGTTTTAGCCATCATTTGTATAAACCTTTGTTGAAGGTTTTGAAATATAACTTGCTGTTTAGCTTTTTCTTTTTCACTTACAGCATCTCCATTCTGTACTGTAACGGTGTAATTCAGAGGGCGTTTTGACTTTTCACCTAGAAGAAGATCAATTATAGGCTTGATAATAGGATAGTTACGCATTTTAGAGGGGAAATTATTACGACTCTTCCCATACGGGTGAGTCACGTAACGATAGTCATCCTCTAAAATTACACCGTTATAATAGTCATATAATCTTTTAAGGTCATCCTTTCTCTGGTTGACTCCTTGATTAGATAAGTCGATAAAAGCTTCTAAGCAGCTTTCTCTCCACTTTTTATTTTTCTTTGATAAAGGCAGCTTTTGCTGCGGTATTTTGTCTCCCCCTAGATACATATGTTACAAAATTAATGTTTTTTACACACATTTATACTATGTGTATATATTTTTAAGCTTTCTTTATATATATAGCATTAATGATAGTTCTGATCAAACCAATCATTACTTGCATTATCTTCTAATATCTCTTTAACCTCTGCATTGTACAATTCTCTAGTATGATACATACCAATCATTAGTGCCATAACGCGGTCAAAGTTACCTTTAGTATTAAACTTTATAAGTTCTTGCAAAAGCGCAAGGTCATAAATTTTATGTAGGTTTAGTATAGTCTTTCCATCCTCTTCTACAGATCTTACTGCACTTAACCAATCTCGTATGTATAACTCTCCCTGTCTTTTCCTAGCCTCTGTTGTATGCATACCATATTGACGTTTTACCGTCTTAGATCTTAAGTCTTTCTTGTCTAACATCTCAAATTCTTCTTGAAGCTTATGTAACTTCCTATGCTGCTTTGCATATTGTATTACAGCACCCCTATCATTCTCAAATCCTATCTTAGCATTAAAATAATCAGCTAACATAAATAGATTTTTGTTATATTCGTCTTGAGTGTGTGGCCTACCTACATAACTAGCAACAATTAAATCATCAGGTTTTGATATATTATTTACTCTCTTTATCACATACGCAGCACCCAAAGAGCTGGAGTCTGCTGATTGGTTTTGTCCATACGGGTCATGGCAAATTACATATAGGTTATGCGGAGTTTGTCCCTCCCGATTTTTGTAAGGGCCTTCATAAAGAACAATGGCTCCTTCAAGATTATCTTCCTTACGATGAGGATACCTTAGAATAGGCCTAGCATCTCCGTCTGGTTCAAACTTTATAAGATTATTCTTACCATAATAAAGCCTACCTGCTGTACCAATAGTGTGTAACTTGTTAGCTTTTACCTTATTATACTGTTCTTGTAGTGATCCTATGTCAAATAGATTACCTGACACTTGTAATGTAGCTTCAGCTGGGCACATTGGGTGTTCCGCTATATATTGATCATATGCTTTAGGGTCATTCGTACCTTTTTTCTTATTTCTGTTGCCTTCTTCAAATTCTATAGCTAATTGTGCGTTAGAATTACCATCATCGTCTATAAATCCTTCTAAGTTCTCGTATATAGGTACAAAATGGCCACATGTAGTACCTCTAGCTCCATCATCCCATACATTTTCAAAAGATAGGCAATCATATGCGTCTGGATTGTAAAATAACTCTTCCATACCTGAAAAATCTGCACCTTTTGTACCACCTGTACCAAAAGCTACCATTGTTCCTAGTGTTTTATTACCTTGACGCATTGTAGGCATTGCAACTTCCCATGCTTTTAATAATCCTGGAAATGAACCTGCTTCTTCAAAGAATATAAGCTCTCCTGCCTTACCCCTTACTTTATCTGGGTCATCTTTTAGTGATACTCCCATTATTTGGGATTTCATTCCTAATTGTACTAGTGCTCCGTTTACATTCTTCCTATATCCAGACATTTTATTCATTTCTCTGTCTGTAAGTCTAGGTTGCGTCCATGCTGTGTTATCATCCACAAAAGAAAGGATCTCCCAAGCCTTAGATAGTAAACCATCCCCAATTAAGTATTCTTTTTGTCCTGCAAATACATAATTCTTACTATTTCTTATATGAAAGTAGTTTCTAGCAAGCATTGCGGCTGCTTTATAAGAATATCCTTTACGACGTGACTTAAGAACAGTCATATGCTTGTTTGTTTTCCTACAATTATCAATTGCAGTAAAGTATCTCCAATCTCCGTCATAAAACGCAGGAAATGTACGCTCTCTACGAGCTATAGTAGAACCATCTGGTAATTCCTCATCAACAGACCTGTCAATGGGACAATAATTAAGATAAAAGTAATGATTACCTGTTATTGTAATATCATTATGAGTAAATCCGTACACACAACGCTTTCTTTCTTCATCCCAGTAGTCATAATATGCTTTTGTACCGGGTAAGGCATTCGTGTAGTAGCCATTCTCTAAATATAACGTAGCCGCAGGAGCTAATCCCTTGGTGCCTCTAAAAACTTCCTCTTTATGTTTACTAACTCCTGACATTTCTCGTATTCTTCTATTTCTATAAAATGTGATATTAATAATTCTAGTGTAGCTTCATCTCTTCCGTCTCCTTCTATAGGATCAAATGGTAAATAAAATTCCATTAGTTCTCCCTCATTTTCTGCGGCTTCATATATATCATCAAGAGTTATCTTCTTAGTTATAAAGTTATATGCGTTGTCCATTGAGCTATTGTATGCTTCTAAGTCATCTAAAAAATCCATGCTCCCAATTTACGAACTATATTTGTTAACTACAACTCCTCCACGTGCATTTGTGTTGACTTGCTCTTGTTTTTTAACCTGATCCTCTAGTTTTATTAGTCCATCTACTACATCTCCCATCTTAGATAAGTTTGCAACTAAATCTTTTGCATGGTAGATAGGTTTACCGTTATCATCTAGTAATGTTAAATCTACAGTGTCAAAATATCTCTCTAATTTAACTATAGAGTTCCTTGCAGCCTTTAATAACTTAACCGCTGAGGTTTCTTTTAGTTTTCTATACTTATCACAAGCACCTTTCACCTTAGATGATGCTGTCCATTTACTTTTACCATAAACACTTAGCTTTACCTCATCATGTCTTTGTTCAACATCAAATACAGCAAAAGGAGAAGTATGGTCACACATAAAAAATACATATGCCAACTCTTTAGTGTCTAATCCTTTAAACTCTTCTATTGTAAGAGTGTAAGGAGAAGGAACTGCTACATTATTTACTATCTCCAGTAGATTCATTCTTTCTTTTTGTTATATTATCTCTTCTTGCTTTCTTAGATGAAAACTTACCAAAGTATGGTAGTCTTACAGAGTCAAATGTTCCAGCAGACATTGTTTTAGATACATACTTAAACTGACTATTAACTATTGACTCCACTTTCTCTAAAGATAAATTATGCTTTGTCGCTAGTATCTGTATTATCTCCTTCTTGGACTTGGTCATTGTTTATTGTTTGTGGTTTCCATACATTTATTGGGCATTTAGTAGTTTTCCATTTTGCTTTATGCTCAATCAGACACCCACACTTACCACATCTCATCTTATCCCTAATTAAATGCTCACATGCATTACAATCAGATAGTCTTTCAGTATAATCTTCTGGAGACACATTAGGTGCTCCTTCTTTTACCCATTTTGCTAAATCTCTACTAAAGCTTTTAGTCATAGACCAAATGCCAGGTGTTTTATTATCACTCATACCAGTTTATATTAATTTTTACACTCTTTGTATCTAAATCTAAAAGCTTACTAAGTAAATAGTTCTTACCTTCTTTTCTAAGTGCTTTTTTATCTTTAAATTTCTTAACATAGTTATTTAAAGTATTGTAATCCTTAATACCTAATACTTTAGCAGCTGCTTTTTTAGAATCAGGACTACATATATTAATATCTCCTAAACCTGCAGCACAGTCTACTAAAGATGATAAAACTTTTAGCTCCATACTAGTTAGATTAAAAATACCATTCCAAACTTGTAAAAATTTGTACGTAGAGTTTACGTTAATCGTTATTTTCTTCTCCATCTTGATTTTTTTCTTCCTTCTCCTTTAGATATGCAGCAAGAATTGCTTCATACTGCTGTATCTTAAGAGTCTGTTCTTTTAATAAATCATATACACGGTAATCAACTTTCATTGGTCCTCCATCTATATATATTCTTTTCTTATTTGGTTTTTTCGTCTGCATCGTCTTTTACTGTTACTATTATTGTGTACTCATGATCTCCTATAAAGATTTGTATATCCCAGGTAGCATCAATATTTTTTTCTGACCACATAGTTAGTTTACTTTCAAATTCATCATACAATTCAAAGAGCTCATCAAAGCTCTCCGTCTGAAACTTTGTTCGTATCATCTTTAAATTCTATTGTGGCTCTACCATTATCTATAACAATCTTAGCTGTGGTAGCTTGCCTATTAAATTCTTCTACATACTGAGTTATATCAGACCTGGTACACAGAAAAGATAGAAATACAGACATCTCCTTAGCCGCTCTAGACGTATTGTCTTTAAGCGTACTAACGTTTTGATTGTATTCTACCAAATCTAAGTAGTCTTTTAAATCTATGGTTACAGTACCTGGAATCTTCATTAGAATTTACCTAATACCTGAAACTCATTTACAAACAAGTAAGGCCTATCTTCTATATGAATAAGCATAGCCTCTGTGTTAGGGTCTACCATAATAGTATCTCCTACCTTAGTTTGCGTAACTTGCGGGCCTACCGCCAATACTTCTACTATGTTTGTTTGTAATGCTTTTGCAGTTGCGTCATCAAGGATGATTCCTGATTCTGTCTTTTTTGCATCTGGACGTGGTACAATGATCCACGCTCCGAAGGGTTGAAATGTTAATTCCTTTGCCATTATTTCTATAATTTGGTTAATGCTACAAAGTTATAAAAAAATACTTTACATTTCCAAATTATAATTAATAAAAAGTTCTTGACCTGCCTTTATATCTGTGTGTGCAGTAAATGTAGCTATCATTTTGTCCTGATCTATAGACCATACTACATTGTATTTAGGAGAATGATTAAGATGTGGTGCAAATCCAGTAGGTTGCCACAGTGCTATTCTATCTTTCAAGTTGGGAAAAGGTAGAAAATGCATAAACTTAGTCCTATATTCTACAGGAAACAAAGCTTCTGGTACTGGACATTCTTCAACTATTTCACCTTCACTAATATCTTGTGAAGTAAAAACGCCCCAACCATCTACATTGCTTTGATCTATGTATACTCCTTTATGTTTAATTAACTTCATATATGGATATAGTTTCCCCCTTGAGACACCTATTTCAATTGGAATTTTACCATGCTAGTAGTTCTTCCGGCACTACCGGAGACCCATGGATACTAAAATCAGTGTTAATTCACCACACCTACTTATGTGACATGTATCCAACCTAGGGGCTATATCCTCTCTTTCCGAAGCTATTGGAGAAAACTCTAATCCTTATTTAGGATCTACAATCCAACGTCTGACCCTCTACTTACCTCTCGGCCCTCAAGGGTGATACACTGTAACGTGTGCTTCTAATTATGCAAAGATACATAATTTTTCTAACTTCCGCAGTTTTCACAATCTGGGTTGTTAACAGAACAAGCTTTTGGCTGCTCCATTTTCTCTAAACTTTTAGTCCAAGCATCAAAGAAAGCTTCGTCTTTTGACTTGCATTCACAAGTTAATAAGTTCTTTCCGCATTGGCATTTTTTCTCTTTTGCAGCTTCTACTTCTGCATTATATTTTGTGTCGTTGTACATATCTTCTAAATTTTAAGAATGCAAAGATAGCTTATCACTAGGTTAAAACCTACCAAAAAAAATTTTTTCTGGAAAATTTTTGAGAGCGTGATCCAACTCTTGCAAAGACCCACACTATGTCTCGGAGTTGGGATAGCCCCGCTCTATAACTTAAATAAATTGTGTATTATGAAAGTAAGAGAAATTACTTTGGCGTCAGTGAGTGACGCAACTGTTAATCGTCACGGGACACCGTGTCGTTACGGCTGGACTGCAAGCAGTCAGTCCTACGACAAGGACAGTAAGCAAATCGTCGACTTAAAAGGCGAGATTTGGTATACTGAAGAGGAAGCAATCTTTGACAAGATTGTTCCTGGAGTAGTTATTAGAATTGAGGAGGCTTCATAGCCTTCTTTTTTTTAATTGACACCACATCTTAACAACACACGAATGCGTCTACTACATCACATTCACCACATTTCACCACTTTTACTAACTCAATAGGTTTATTCCTATTACATTATATAACATTATGTCTTATTTAAAACTAAGCAGACTT